AGTTGATGGAACAAAGAAAGCAAAGGAAGTAAAGAAAAATATTACAAAGTTCAGCCCGAAGGGTCTTGCAGAAGTAAGAAAGATTCTTACCAATGATGGAAAACGTGTGGTAGATAAGCTGTATCTGGTGTGCAATCCATCCGATGAAGCAGAGTACGTTGATCCTTGCATGTTCGGAGAGGCTCTGACAGGTGGATATATCAACAAATCCTTTATTGATATTGAGAAGATTGTAGATGCTAATGTACCGAAAGGAAAGGCAGCATTTACCATTGCTGGATATTACACAATGGGAACAACCGGCGTTCGCGTCAAAGAGTATGATCAGACAAAGGCCATGGATGATGCAGATCTGATTATTGCAGTATGCAACGCCAACGGTCGTGCGGTAGATGATAACGTGGCAGTTGTCTTCGATGTGACAAAACTGGAAGAGTATGTGCTTCCTGTAACACAGGTAACAGTTCCGCAGACGAAGGAGTAAGCTATGAAGACCGGGAAGATGACAGGGGAAGAATTGGAAAAGCTCGTAAATGAGATGCGGGAAGAATTTCAGATCCCGCCATATTACCGGGACAGTCAGTTGAAGAATCTTGCAAAAGAAGGTGAGCAGACAGTCGGGAGCCTGAATCCCGGCTGTAGCGTCACGGAGGATTTAACTTACAGGATGCTTTTGAAGAATTACATGTATTATGCTTTTCATCATCGTGTAAGTGAATTCATGGATAATTATGCAAGCGTTATTTTGACCTGGCAGATGGAAACGGAGGTTGAAGACAATGACATTACCTGAGTATACAGACGGTGTATTGGAGTTGTATCGGATTGAAGAAGATACTTCAAAGGACTATCCAGAAGAAAGGCTCCGCGCAACTAACGAGAGAATATGGTACAGGGAACTTTCCGTATACGATACAACAAGGGCAAAACTGGCAGCAGCCAGCGTTGAGGTGACGATGAAACTTGCGATTCCGCAGTACAAGAAGATCAACAGTAAGTGCGTGTGCATGATAGACGGTAAACAGCACGAGATTTACAACGTTGCACACGTAACCACGAAAGATGGATTCAAAGAATCTGAGCTGACATTGAAAACGCCAGCATACGACAGAGAGGTGATCTGATGACACAGGGAGAATTAAGCAGGATTTTACACGAGTTAGACTGCCCGGTAAACGAGGGAGTTAGCAGTCTCAAAAATACAATGAAATTTCCAAGGATTGATTATTGGGAAATCGTCTGGGAAGATATTGTGGCATCAGGAGAAGAATATGCAGAGAAGATAACCTGGCAGATCAGTTTTTATGCAAGGAAGCCACGGGACAGAAAGCTTCTGGAACTTCGGGATGCGTTGAGAAAGTTAGGATTTCATCCAATGATATCCCATGAATACAACACAGAAGATAATATCTGGCATTCTTATTTCGCAATTGAAACGGATGGTAGTGCCATATGAGCAGAACATACAATGGAGCGGAGATCGAGTTTGATGATTCTGGGATGGAAGACTTTGAGATGATGCTGAAACAGTATGCGAAGCAGGTAGATCCGGAAAGCGCATTGGATGCGATAGAAGCAGGGACAAAAGAATTTGTGAATGATCTGTTGAAATTACCGAAGCCGAGAAGTGCTGTGAGAAAGCCAGGATATACCCATCTAATTGATACATTTGCAATGGAAAGAACACAGGGAGAAATCAAAGTTGGATGGGGCAAATATTATGGACCAATGGTGGAGCATGGAACAAAGAAAATGACAGCAAGGGCACACTTGAAGCCGCTGTTTGAACAGAATAAAGAAAAATACTACAGGAAAATGACAGAGCAGATTTTCAGTTAGGAGGCAGACATGGGAATTAAAACAAAAAAACCGCCAATGAAGCAGACTGTAGGAGCACAGTATCTGTGTTTCGCCAATGCAGATGAGTCAGGCGGATATGATGGTACATATGAGGCAGATGTTGAGAAAACAGAAGTCGTAAAGAATGTTAAAGTAACAGAAAATTCAGAGACAAGCGACGTCTATGCATCAGGTAAGGTCTATGATTCAGACACACCAACGTCAAGCATTGACATTGAGGTAGAGGTAATTGCATTCCCGGATGATACAATCTCAAGAATGAGAGGGGATACCGTAGGCACAAGCGGTCTGATCTTATCAGGAGGTAACAGCGAACGTCCTGTATTCGGATATGGAAAGGTTGTCCTGTTAAAGGATGGAAAATGCAGATATGAATGGTATCCAAAATGCAAGCTGACAGAAAACTCAGATGATATTGCAACATCAGAAGAAAAGGCAAGCGAGCAGACAGATACATTGAAGATCAGGGCGTATCCATTTGACGCAGAAGGAAACATTGTATGCAAGGTAACAGAATCCACAGCACCGGCGGGACTGACAGAAGAGAAGTTCTTTGCAAAGCCGATTCTGACAGAGGCAGATCTTACGGCAGCAGTAGGAGAGTGATCATATGAAGTCCAAGTTAATTGAATTAACAGACGGATCGAAACTGGAAGTGAAAGTCAATTTTTACACGCTGTATCTGGTGAAAATGAATGGGATTGACAAGAAACTGGATGGAAGAGATGACCTGACAGAAGAAGAGAATATGGAACTGGCTGGAAAGATGATTTACGTGATCCTTCGGTCGAATGGATTAAAAGTAGATGAAGAAGAGGCGATGATGCTGACGCCAATGGATACAAAAAGCATCCAGGATATTTTCAATGAGTTTGAAAAAAGACTCAAAGAATATAAAAAAAAAGAACAGGCGAAGAAGTCGGTTGCTCCAAAGAAAAAGTAGATATCAACTGGGCAGAATATATGGTCTGTGCGAGGAAAATGGGAATGAGCGAAGAAGAATTCTGGAACTCAGATCCTGTTTTTTTTAACGAATGTTTAGAGATATTTTCAGAGATGGAAAGACAGAAGGGAGGTGCGCTGCATGGATAATGGATTAAAGACGGTAGGTCTTAGTTTTAAGGCAGATGGAACTGTTGATTTCAGAAAATCACTGACAGATGTGAATAATGCTGTAAATGAGAACAGATCAGCATTTAAGCTTGCTAAATCAGAGTGGGACAAGAGCACATCATCAGCGGAGAAGCTGAGAGCTACACAGGAATATTTACAGAATCAGACAGAAACATACACAGCAAAAGTTGAAAGACTGACGGAAATTCTGAAAGCACAGGAGAGCGCAGAGGTCAGAGATGAAGCGGCAATATCAAAGACCAGGCAGCAGTTGGATAATGCAAAAGCCTCTTTGAATAATTATAAAAGCGGTCTTGAAGATGTCAATAAGAAGCTGGAAAGTGGAGCAGCTACACTGGAAGATTACTCGAAAAAAGTGAAAAATTTCAGTGATACAACAGGAAAGGTCGGAAGTTCTCTCAACAAGAATGTTACGGCGCCGATCGCGGCGGCATCTGCCGGTATTATGGCAGCCTGGGAACAGGTAGATGAGGGAATGGACATCATTGTGGAGAAAACAGGAGCCACGGGAGATGCTCTAGAAGAGATGCAGACTTCGGCGAGAAACATTGCAAAAAGTATTCCGACAGATTTTGTAACGGCTGGATCAGCAGTTGGAGAAGTAAACACACGATTCCACCTAACGGGACAGGAACTGGAAGATCTATCTTCTAAGTTTGTAAAGTTTGCGGAATTAAATGATACGGATGTTTCTTCGTCAATTGATAACACGCAGAAGGTAATGGAAGCATTTAATCTGACGGCAGAAGATGCTGGAGCCCTGCTCGATACAATGAATAAGGTTGGACAGGATACGGGAATCTCTATGGATACATTGGCATCCACAATGGTTTCAAATGCAGCCTCTTTGAAAGAGCTTGGAATGTCAGCGGCAGATGCAGCGGCATTCCTGGGACAGTGCGAAACATCAGGAGTAGATACCAGCGCGGTAATGGCAGGATTGAAAAAAGCTCTCGTGAATGCTTCAGGAGAAGGAAAAACAATGAAAGAGGCTCTTTCAGAACTGCAGAATACTATGCTGAATGCAGAAAGTTCAACAGATGCCTATAATGCAGCCGTTGATTTATTTGGATCGAAAGCAGGACCAGCACTGGCAGAATTCTGTAAGGATGGAAAACTGAATTTTGAGGAACTGGGAGCCTCTCTGAATGATAATCTTGGAAACATAGACGATACATTCAATGCAACACTGGATCCGGCGGATCAGTTCAAGGTCACACTGAATGAACTGAAAGATGCTGGATATGATGTGGGAAATGCATTGGGACCTGTACTTGCGGAGTGCCTTCAGACGGTAACACCAATCTTGAAAGATCTTATAGGATCCTGGAATTCCCTGTCACCTGAAACACAGGAGATGATTATTAAATGCGCATTGCTTGTGGCGGCATTAGGTCCGGTGTTCAGCATAATAAGTAAAGTATCGGGCGGCATATCCTCGGTGATAGATATCGGGGCGAAGATTGCACCGGTTATTTCAGGGGCAAGCGAGACGTTTACGGCGTTTAATGCCGTACTTGCAGCAAATCCGGTTCTTCTGGTTGTGGCAGCAGTCATAGCCCTGATCGCTATTTTTGTTGTGCTGTACAATAAGTGCGAATGGTTCCGTGATGGTGTCAACTCTGTATTTTGTGGAATACGGGATTTTATAAAAGGCGTGATCGATAAAATAAAAGATTTCATGAATTTTGAATGGAAACTTCCAAAGATCAAGCTCCCGCACTTTAAAGCGAGTGGTGAGTGGTCACTGATACCGCCAAAAGTTCCGAAGTTCTCGGTAGACTGGTACGCAAACGGAGGTATCCTGAACAGTCCGACGATTTTCGGAATGAATGGCAATACAGCCCTGGGAGGCGGTGAAGCAGGGAAAGAGGCGGTACTTCCAATCGATCTGCTGAAGACTTATATCCGGGACGAAATGCAGGCGAACAACTATGCACTGGCACAGCTGATTGCAGAAGCACTATCAGAGATGTCCCTGGTAATTGAAAATCAGATTCAGCTGGGAGACAAGAAACTGGCAGATGTTCTGGTTGATGCAATCATTAAGAAAATGTCACAGAATATTAAGTGGAAGAAAGGAGCTGCCGGCGTATGATGATGGAGGTTGAGTATAATGGAATCCCAGGATCAAACTTTGGGGTCTATGCCAAGAATCTGCCAACCATTCCACCGGCAGTGAAAAAAGCTTCTTCTGTGGAGATTGCCGGGAGGGATGGAACTTTATATCTGTTGGATGGAGGATACAGAAGTGGCTATCTGAAAGGAACAGCCACCTGAGTTTCGGGTCTGATCCATCCTGCTTCTATAAGATTATGAAAGTAGAGCTGGATCAAGCAGAACATACCACTGCAAGAATTGGAAATTTCAGTGCAAGTTTCCTTACAGAGAATGGTCTGCGTTATCTGGTGGAAGGTCAGAATGAACACTCGATAGAGGATGTCGGGTGGAATCCTTATGAGATTTCCTGTCCGGTCTATAAGATATATGGAGAAGGAAAGTGTGATCTTGTAGTCAATGGAAATCACATGACTGCAAACGTAGGACAGAATCTTGTGATCGATACAGAGCGGGAACTTGCCTGCAGAGAAGATGGAACATTAAGCAATACGGCTATATCTGGCGATTATGAAGAACTCTTCTTACAGGAAGGGGAAAACAGCGTGACAATTACAGAGGGATTTGAATTAAAGATTATCCCGAACTGGAGGCGCTTATGATTCAGATTTATAATCCGGAAAATACGGAATATGAACAGAATGGAAATATGACATTATTTCCGGAAGAAGCTACAATTCATGTGATCTTGAATGGAGAGTGGACGGCAACGATAGAGTATCCAATCGATCCGGAAGGGCGTTGGAGGTATATCGTAGACAATGCGGTAATTAAGATGCCATCATTTAATGGGGAACAGCTTTTCCGTGTGATTAATAAAGAGAAAAAAGATTCAGGTGTAAGTGCAGATCTTATGCCTGTTTTTTTCGATGCAAAAGAGGATTGCTTCCTGTTGGACATCAGACCAACGGATAAGAATGGCCAGGATGCTCTGGATCTGATGACAGCACCAAACCACAAATATCAGGCAAAATCAGATATTAAAACGTTATCGACTGCCTATTATCAGATGAAGAATCTGATAGAAGCGATTAATGGAAGTGATGAGAATTCTTTTGTTAATCGCTGGGGTGGAGAGATTCTATATGATAATTACAATGTTACGATTGATGAGAGAGTCGGCGGTGATTATGGCGTAGAAGTGCTGTATGGAAAAAATATCGTGAAAGATGGATTTTCCGAAACGGTGGACATGAAGGATGTGGTCACGAGGATTGTTCCAAAATCGTACAATGGCTACATGATCGAAGGGGAGAACCCCTGGGTGGACTCTCCGTTGATCAGAAAATATCCGACAGTACGCTACGGCGTGATGACGTTTGAGGATGTTAAGATGCGTGTGGATGCAGGAGAAGATGACGAAGAAAATGGAACGATTATCTGTGATACACAGGAACAGCTGGAAGAAGCCCTGAAAAAGAAATGCAGGGAACAGTTTGAGTTAGATGTGGACAAGCCAAAGGTGACAATCGAGGCAGATATGGAGCTTTTACAGAATACGGAATTGTATGAAGATGTGAAAGAACTGGAAAAGGTTTCACTTGGAGATACAGTTCACTGTAAACATTCAAAATTAGGAATCTTGTCGGATGCAAGAGTGATTGAACTGGAGTGGGATGCTGTGAGAAACAAGCTGACCTCCGTGACGCTGGGAGAATTCCAGTATAATTTCCTCGATGATGTGTCTTCTGTTATGAGTCGTGTTGACCAGGCAATCCGTTCCGATGGAACGCTGATCGGGCAGCAGGTTCAGGGAATCATCAATGGGGTAAAAGCACAGCTGAAAGCGCAGTCTACGATTGCGAAGAAACAGCCAGTCCGGGCGATATTGTTTGAAGATCTGGATTCAGAATCTCCGACCTATGGAGCAATGTGCCTGGGAACGCTCGGATTCGAGATTGCATCAGAACGTACAGCAGATGGAAGGGACTGGAAGTGGACTACCTTCGGAACTGGTCAGGGCTTTTATGCAGATTTTATTGTAGCTGGAACGATGCTGGCAGACAGAATCAAGGGAGGAAGGCTGATTCTTGGAGGAAAAGACAATGGAGATGGAACCGCAAAAGTACTCGATGCGAATGGCAATGTGGTTCTGGCTCTGACAAATCAGGGCATTGTTGTAGATCATGCATCTAACGGCGGTGTGTTGATTGGTAACGGATCTATTTTTATAAGGAACACCAAGGGCGAGACAGTAGGAATTATGCACTATCAGGATAATGGTATGAGTATACAGTCTTACGGTGGACAATATGCAAGTATCCTGATTACGAATGAAGGGAAGATCTCAATCAATGCAGTAGGAGAAGTATCACTTTCCTGCGGATCACTTAAGGTCGGCGGGAAGTCAACAAAGACAGGAAGAGCGGTATATTCAGACGGAACGTATCTGGATATCCAAAATGGACATGTTGTAGGTGGAAATACGAAAGAAGGTAGTTTCTGATGAGCTGGACAATAAGCAACAATTATCTTTCGGAATCTCAGATGCAGGGCAACGCCCTTGAAGTGTATAAGTATTTCGCTGGAAAAGGCTGGACACTGAATGCAATCGGGGGCATCCTTGGAAATATGGAAAAGGAGTCCAACATTAACCCCGGACTCTGGCAGAGTCTGAATGAAGGAAACTATAGCGGCGGCTTTGGACTGGTTCAATGGACACCGGCAACGAATTATACCGATTGGGCGAAATCCAATGGATATGCAATCACAGATCCGGTTGGACAGTTGCATTGGATTGATACTCTTTCAGCATCTTCCGGCCAATGGATAGCAACGAGTTCCTACAGTATGACATGGGCGCAGTTCAAGAGTAGCACAGAGACACCAGAATATCTGGCCAGCGCTTTCCTTAAGAACTTTGAACGCGCGGGCGTTGAGGTAGAATCTGCAAGACGCAGTGCAGCAAGAAAATGGTATGAATATCTGAAAAAATACGCTACAGGAAGTCGGATTATAGAAAAGGCTGTTGAGTGGGCGGTGGCAATCGCAAAGGATGACAGTCACGGATACGATCAGGCACACAGGGATGGACCGGATTATGATTGTTCGTCTCTTCTTTGCTGGGCGTATTACAATGCGGGACTTAACACAAGACCAGGATATACACCGGCTACAGGAACGATGTACAGTGTATTTCTTTCAGCAGGATTTGAAGATGTTACATCGCAGGTGAATCTGTCCACTGGATCTGGTCTGATAAGAGGAGATGTCCTGTTGAAACCAGGAAGCCATACAGAAATGTTCATAGGGAATGGACAGCTGGTAGGAGCTTCACAAAATGAATTAGGTGGAATCACAGGAGGACAGACCGGAGACCAGACGGGGGCTGAAATTCATGTACATGGTTACTATAACTTCCCGTGGCAGTATGTTCTCCGCTATCCGGGCGGGAACAGTGCACCGGTGCAAGGCCTGTATATAGTCAAATGGATACCAGGATAGAACAGAGGTGAAAGAAAGAGAATGAATTATATTGAACGTAATGTATATGTGCTGGAAGACAGGATCAAGAGCCCAATTCATTATGTAAGAGGTACGAATGCACTTCCCATCTATTTTCATTTCATGGATTATGAAATACCGGAAGATGCATCTGCAAAGGTTTTTATTCTGAAACCATCGAAGAAAGCAACATATAATGCGTGTCCGATCATTGAGAACACGGTACGTGTTATTGTAAAAGATCAGATGCTGGCAGAAACAGGAAGAAGTCTGCTTCAGTTAGAAATTACTAAAGGAGAGGACACTTTGGTAACTTTTGAGCAGCCGATAGAGGTCAAAAGAAATTTCGTGGAAGGTGATGTTCCGGAAAGCGAAAACGAGGCAGGATGGATTGATAAGTTTATCAAAGGAATGGAAGAAGCTACACAGCGGGCACAGGATGCAGCAAAGGGCGCAGAGCAGATAAAACAGACATTAGAGGAAAAGCTTCAGAATGGTGACTTCACAGGCCCAACGGGTGCGACAGGACCACAGGGAGAACAGGGGATTCCGGGCATACCAGGAAAAGACGGAGAGCAGGGGCCAAAAGGAGATACCGGTCCGGTTGGTCCAGTGGGACCACCAGGCAGAGATGCTAATGCTGCGATAACATCACTGGATCCGGGGATTTTTGCCATGTCGGTGGAAAGCGGTCACCTGTTACTTACCTATAATGGATCTGATCCAGCTCCGCCGTTGAAGATTGTAGAGGGCAGGTTGGTATATATACTGGATGAGGTGACAACATGATTAGAGCGATGTTTGAAGAAAATGTGCGTAAGACAGAAGCACGTGGACTGGTACAGTGGGATTATGGACAGATACTGCAGATAGAGGGATTGAAAGGAATCGATCATGCAGAGGTTCATTTTGCTGTAAAAGAATGCAGTGCAAAAGCAGAGATCTGTATTGCAACTATAGAAGAAAACAGGATCCTTGCAGATATCCCGGACAAACTGCTGGAAGTTGGAAAAGACTTGATTGCATATGTGTATATTGCAGATGCGATGAGCGGGAAAACTGTCAGAATTATTGAACTTCCAGTTAAAAAGAGAGAACAGCCAGGAGATTATAGCACACCATCAGGCAAGAACCTTCTGCGTCAGGTACTGGAATCACTTGAAAAAAAGGCAGACAATATGACTGTCATCGACGGAGAATTACAGTTACTGTCAGGTGATACACCTGTCGGAAACAGAGTCCGGATGGAGACGGCAGCAGGAAAAGAAATTGAAATCAGGAATGATGGCACGACGATCCAGTGGAGGTATACAGATCAGAATGAATGGAAAGAGCTGATTCCGCTGGCAGACCTGAAAGGGGAAGACGGGAAACCGCCGGAATTTGAAATCAGGGAAGGTCATCTGATTGTAAAATATGAATAACTTACTGGATAGAGAGCACTTGTTACGACAGGTGCTTTTTATTATAAAAATTTTTCAACAAAGAAAGGAAGGAAAGAAACATGGCAAGAGAGGTAGATTTAGGATCAATTATCGGACCACAGGGACCAAAAGGAGAAACAGGAGCAACAGGCCAACAGGGACCAACCGGACCGCAGGGTGAAACAGGCCCAACAGGTAAATCAGCCTATCAGGTATGGCTTGCGCAGTCAGGAAACGCAGGAAAGACAGAAGCACAGTATATCCAGTCCATGAAAGGAGCTAAAGGAGACAAAGGAGATACAGGAGCGACAGGCCCACAGGGACCAACTGGAGCGACAGGAGCCACTGGAGCCACTGGAGCCACAGGTGCTACAGGTCCGCAGGGGGTGAAAGGCGATAAGGGAGACAAAGGAGATGCATTTGCGATTGCAAAGACATTCGCTTCCGTATCTGCAATGAATTCTGGCTTTTCAACGGACGGAGTGAAAGAAGGACAGTTCGTTATGATCGATACTGGAAATGTAAACGATGCAGATAACGCAAAGCTGTACGTGAAAGGAAAATCAGCCTATGCATATATCACTGATTTGTCTGGTGCGACCGGTATGACAGGACCACAGGGACCGAAAGGCGATAAGGGAGCAACTGGAGATAAGGGAGCAACCGGAGCGACTGGAACAAGAGGAAGCCGCTGGAATGCAGGAACTGCAATCACCGGAACAAGTACAACGGCGACAATCTTTTCAGGAACAGGAATCACAGATGCACTGGTGAATGATATGTATCTGAATACATCCACAGGCAATACGTATCGTTGTACTGTTGCAGGAGCAGCGGCAGCAGCTAAGTGGGTATACGTAGGAAGTTTAAAAGGAACAACCGGTGCACAGGGGGCAAAAGGAGATACTGGAGCAACTGGTCCACAGGGCGCAACTGGAGCGACAGGAGCCACCGGAGCAGCAGGCAAAGATGGAGAAACCCCAACATTTAAAATCCAGAACGGTCATTTAATTGCAGTATATGCAAACTAGGAGGAGATACAATGGCAACAAGACAGATTGATTTAGGACAGGTCGTAGGACCTACAGGAGCCACAGGAACAAGAGGAAGCCGTTGGACACAGGGAACGGCAATCACCGGAACAAGTACAACGGCGACAATCTTTTCCGGATCAGGAATCACAGACGCCATTGTAAATGATAACTATCTGAACACATCAACAGGAAATACATACCGGTGTACAGTTGGCGGTGCTGCATCTGTAGCAAAATGGGTGTATACCGGAAACCTGAAAGGCCCACAGGGCGCAAAAGGCGCAACCGGACCGCAGGGACCAACCGGTGCGACTGGAGCGACCGGAGCAACCGGACCGAAAGGAGACACGGGACCAACTGGTCCCGCCGGTCCGCAAGGTCCGACAGGGACTGTAGATGCAAATGCTCAGGTAGCATTTACAACGGCAAGTACAAGAGAAAATATCATAAGCAATGAGAAATTCGGGACGATACTTGGAAAAATCGCAAAGTACTTTAAAGATCTCGGTACGTCTGCATTCCGATCAGTAGCCAATAACCTGACAACAGCATCAGCCGGAAGTACTGTTCTGGATGGATACCAGGGAAAGGTACTGGATGGAAAGAAACTGAATAATGCGAATGTGATCAATAATCTTCTTACAACAGAAGCAGGATATGCACTGGATGCAAGACAGGGAAAGGCACTTGAAGATGAGATTACTGAGTTAAATGGCAAATTAGAGAAGAAGGTGGATGCCACTACTTTAGGATTTGGAATTTCTGAAACATTCACAGGACAGTACCTTAATTCAAAGCCCATCTATCAGAAAATGATATCTGCCGGAGCATTACCGAATAATACAATGAAATCTATAAGCACAGGTATTACTGGTGCTGATTATGTCTGGGTTGATATGGAAAATAGTTTTGCATTCAATTCCGGTGCAAGCTATCCAATTCCGTATGTGGATCCTAGAGCTGTGGCAAATTCCATAGGTGTAAGGATTACAAGTAACGGCGCAACGGTTATTGTATCGACCGGAGCAAACTGGTCCACATATTCCGGAAGTATTACTCTGAGGTATACCAAGAAGTAATTATTTCCAAGTACCCTTCACATCATAATTAAGATCTGTTGATCTGGAGGTCGAACCATATTGCAAGATAGTCCCTTTCATGGCAATCCCCGACACAGATGCATTGCCAGTCCATACAACACCAGAGTTATTCGCTGTGTGTTGTACGGATGAAATGGTTTTAGCAGTAATCCCAATATTCAGATTCTGATATTGAGCGTAATAGACACTGCTTGTTCCAATCTGATTTGCAAATACGAGACCCGTGATTGCTACATGGCCATATGCTTCAAAGCGTCCATCTGCGTATTTCTTCACATATCTGTTATCGCTGACTTTGATCAGCTCATATGATTTGCCATTTAACGCAGTTCCTTTTGTTATACTGAAAGCAAAAAGGAGCAGGAAGAATGGA